TCTCCAATCCCCCTCCCTTCAATTAATGATGATGATTTTGATTTTTATTAGCTAGCAACTAGCTCAATAGGATTCATAAATTTCGCAATATAATCAATTCGGATATTAAAATACATAGGCGGATTGTCAACAGAGGGGTTAGGATTAGCAGTTAGCACTGTAAAATACCACTGGTCATCCGGGTCCTTATTCACATTACCCTGGTACGTATCATTGTTCATAAAACCAGGCCGGCACATCTTCTTGGCACTGTAACCACAACTGATCCTCGGCTGCACAGACGCTGATGCATTTGATATCAACTTGTACCTATACCCTGGCTGCTCTTGTAACACAGTAGGCGTTGTAGATAACAACGCTGCATTGTCCGATAACTTCACGGCTAGTAACACAGCTGACGCAACATTTGACGGAAACGCCGTCACTGTAATCTTAGCGCCAAGCACCACATAACGGTTATAAAGGGCCATTAACTGGTCAAAGCCATACGGCTGGTGACCGGCCCCTAAAGTAGCGTCGGGGTCATACAATCCGTTGGCTCGGAAGACTCTTCCGGCCATGACGTTTGCACCGGGATCAAGTGTGACGTTGTCACAATACGTGAGACGTGCAACTCTAGAGTTGCCAAACGGCTTAAAACCTCGCGCAAGTCTCGGCCTAAACGTACGACGTCGTTTATAAGTCGCCCTACCTGCTCGCCGAGTAAATCGTCGCCTTCGTCGCTGCACTCTTCGTCGCTTGGCTGCCATTGGTTCATTATAAATGACAAAATAAGTCACTGACTAGTGACTAGAGGTGGCGGGTAATACTAACCGCCACCCTCAGTCACAGCCGGTAAACGGCAACTTTGATTGACACCCCTACAATTACCCTAGGGGGTCAGGTACGTACCTAGGTTGGTAGGGTTAGAATGCCTGCGCTTCGCTGCGGCATCTCGGCTCTACGTGCTCGGCCCTTCGGGCCTGCGCCAGGCGCGCCCAGCGCGCTTCATGGCACTTTAGGTGATCCCACAACCGATTTTTGTATTTTTGGCTTCCACAATTTTTGACCAATCAAAAATAGGCGCATGTGCTACTGCAACAACACTACAGTTTTGCTCACTTCCAAAACTTTATCAAATGGCCGAAGGTCCTGCTCCTCTATCTGTTAAAGATCGTATGAGTGATGTTTGTTTCACCTGTTTTGATGTTTCTGATGCTGGCCGAGAGCACGTGATGTCTATCCCGTGCAAGTACCTTGTCTTTCAACAGGAACGCTGTCCGGACACCGGACGAGAGCATTTCCAGGGTTTTGTCCAACTGGGATGCCAGCTCCGGTTTAATGCTGTGAAGGAGCTGTTCCCTGCTGGGACTCACCTGGAGCGTCGTCGCGGTACACCTGCTCAGGCTGCTGCCTACTGCCAAAAGGACGAGTCCAAGGTTGCCGGACCTTGGACAACAGGCGAGCTCCAGGGCGCTGGAAAGCGCAATGATTTGATTGAATGCCGTGATGCAATTCTTCTGGGTAAACGTGGTCGTGATTTATGGGATGACAACTTTACATGTATGGCTAAGTATCACCGTGCTATGGATCGCTACATCTCACTCTGTTCTGCCCCACGCAGTTGGAAGACTGAAGTTCACGTCTACTGGGGTGACGCGGGAGCAGGCAAGTCTCGCAAGGCCTTTGACACTGCCGTCAATCCCTATGTCCATGACGGTTCCTGTTGGTTTGACGGATACGCTGACCATGCAGACGTCATTATTGATGACTACACCGGATCTATCCAGCTTGACGTGTTTCTCAAGCTTCTTGATCGGTACCCCATGCAGGTGCCGATCAAAGGAGGATATGTTAACTGGGTGCCTAGACGAATTTTCATCACCAGCAACCTTCAGCCAGCTGACTGGTATCCAAAGGCCACCGGACAGCAGCATGCCGCTATCCAACGGAGACTGGACACCCTGGAGTTCTTCTCCAATCCCCCTCCCTTCAATTAATGATGATGATTTTGATTTTTATTAGCTAGCAACTAGCTCAATAGGATTCATAAATTTCGCAATATAATCAATTCGGATATTAAAATACATAGGCG